GCAACGGGAGTGCCCTGGTGATGCAAGAGTTCACGATCAAGATCACGGTCGAAGAAGCCAACATCATTGCGATGGGGCTGGGCAAGCTACCGCTGGAAGTGTCTGTTGCGATCTGGCAGAAGTTGCGAGCACAGGTCGAGCAGCAGGTGGAGCAGAAACCGGAATGAGAGTCGCATTTGGCAAATGGACACCAGACCGTCCTGGGATTGCGGGAGGGCTTACAGAGGCCTTAAACTGCCTCCCAGTCGCGTCTGGCTATTCGCCAATGCCATCCAATGCAGACCTGTCAACGAGCGCGTCTGAGAGTCTTTTAACCAGTTTTATCGGTAGACTTGGATCGACGACGACATTGTTTGCTGCTGGGGCCACAAAGTTATTCAAGTTCGATCCGACTGATTCGTCTTTGGATGATGTCAGCAGGTTGGCATCTGCTTATACGTCGACTGATCTTTGGACGACTTCACAGTTTGGCTCAATTGTTTTGGCTGCTAACGGTCAGGACAAGATCCAGGCCTGGGATATGTCGTCTGGGACTAACTTTGCTGACGTTGCTGCTGCTGCGCCGACTGCTCAGTTTGTGACGGTGGTCAAGGACTTTGTTGTTGCTGCCAAAACATCGAGTAATGTTTCGACTGTTTATTGGTCGGATATCAACGATGAGACAAACTGGACACCTGGGAGTGGAAGTCAGTCTGACTCTCAGGTGATTGCAGACGGTGGTGAGATTCGTGGTCTGACGGGTGGTGAGACTGGTATTGTCTTGTTGGAAAGGGCTATTGCGCGGATGACCTATATTGGTTCTCCGCTCTATTTCCAGTTTGACATTATCAGTCGCAATCTTGGGTGTTACGAGTCTCGGTCAGTTGCTCAGGTTGGTGGGTTAACTTATTTCCTGAGTGATGACGGATTTTTTGTGACTGATGGACAGGCAGTCAGGGCTATCGGAAATGAGGTGGTTGATCGTTGGTTTTTTGATAACGCTGATCCTTCTCAATTCGACCTGATGTCTGCTGCTGCTGATCCGATCAACAAAGTTATCGTTTGGTCATTCAGAGACATCTTCAACATCCAGCAGATTCTGGTTTACAACTATTCGGTTGACAAGTGGACTCATGGCAATACAACTGCTGATTATGTCTCCACATTGGCTACTGCGTCCTACACGCTTGAACAACTTGCAAACGTATCATCCAGCATTGATGCTTTGCCAGAGTCTCTGGATTCCCGTCTGTGGGCCGGTGGCAAGTTGGTTTTAGGTGGTGTTGATGGGGCCAAAATTGTGACCTTTGGAGGCTCAAATCAGACTGCCGTTATTACCACAGGGGATATCGAGCAGGAAGCCACAGAAACGATTTTGACGCTTGCTAGGCCTATTGTGGACAACGGGTCAGCTACCGTTCAGGTTGCTTCCAGGTATCGACTGGATGACACGATCACCTATTCGTCTGCGGTTGCTGCTGATAGCGAGAACAGGATTCCGTTGCGGTCAAGAGGTAAGTATCACCGAATTTCATTGACTCCGACTGGTGTTTGGAAGACTGCTGTCGGTGTCGATGTTGAGGTCAAAGCTGTCGGGGGTCGATGATGTTTCGTCGGCTACCTCAACAGGGTGGTGATCCAAGACAGACCGCAGAGGTTGTCAACCGTATTCTGGATGGCAAGATCAATTCGACTGGGTTGATCACTCTAGCTACGGGTGGCGCAACAACTACGACTTTGTACGATGAGCGGATCAGCGAGGATTCGTTGATCTTGTTTGCTCCGTATTCTGCGGCTGCTGCGAATGATGGTGTCCCGTATGGTGCGTTCCAAGACGATACGGATCAGTTTGCGACGACAACGGTTGATGCTTATGCAATGTCGTTCAGCACAACTGATTTCAGTAATGGGGTTGCTGTTGTTAGCAATTCTCAGTTGACTGTTGATAGTCCTGGTATTTACAACCTCCAATTTTCTGTTCAGATTGTCAATACTGACTCGCAGATTCAGGATATTGATATTTGGTTCCGAAAGAACGGAACCAATATTGACAACTCAAACAGCAAGTTTTCCGTTGTTGAGCGACATGGATCTATTGATGGTCATCTCATCGCAGCGTTGAATTTCTTTGTTGATCTAGATGCTGGCGATTACGTTGAAATCATGTGGGCTGTTACAAACACATCTGTGAGTTTGCAGCATCTCCCGACTCAATCTAATCCTACAAGACCAGCAACACCTTCAGTTATTGCAACGATGCAGATGGTGTCTGAATCATCCACTTCTGACATTTACACAACCAATCAAACCTCTGGACAAGCTACGGTCAATCATTTCGGCAACAACACAGCAGGGAAAACCTACCGCTATGTCGTCCTTGGCTAGAGTGTTTGTTGAGCCTCAGAAATTGAGGGACGTTTGGGATTATGTCCGATATGGTTTGCTGGAAGTGAAACAAGCGAGTTTTGATGCTTGGATTCCAGAAGACATTTATTGCGATTGTTTCTGTGGTCGGTCAATGTTGTGGTTGATGATGGAGAATGACAAGCCTGTTGGTTTTGGAGTGCTGCAACCAATGGGTGATGCTTTGCACATCTGGGCAGGTTATGGGCGTTTTCTGATGGAAGATGGATTCGCTCATGCCAAAGAGATTGCCAAACAGGGTGGAGCGAGTAGAATCACGTTTGAATCTAATCGGCCTGGATGGTCAAAAATGGCTGACAAACACGGTTTTAGGCCGATCAAATGGGCCTGTGAGGTGTAATAATGGCTAGCAGATCCTCTCCTTCCACTACGGAAACCAGAATTGATCCTAGGCTTGTTCCGTTTGTCGAACAAGGTCTTGGTGGCGCTCGGTCTTTGTTTGAGACTGGGCAGATTCCTGGTGCGTATGTTCCGTCTTACTTTCCCGGTCAGACGTTTGTAGGGCCGAGTGCTTACACCCAACAAGCGATTGAAGCGACTGCACAGAGGGCACAGGCTGGATCACCTCTGGTCGCTGCTGCTCAACAGGGTGTGCAGCAACTAGCATCCGGTCAAGGCCCGACTGCGGGAACTGCTGCGGGTGAAATGCTCGGGTACAACCCGTTTCTTGCTGGGACGTTTGAGAGCGTAGCAAGACCTCTCACTCAAACATTTCAAGGTCAGATCCAAAATATCGCTTCTCAGGCTTCGAGGGCAGGTCGGTATGGTTCTGCTGCTCAGGGACAGTTGCAGACTGGTGCTGCTGAGAGTCTTGCGGCTAACCTAGCGGGATTGGGTGAGCGTCTTGGGTTCCAGAGTTACGGTCTTGAGAGACAGTTGCAGGAACAGGCTCGACAGCAACAGCAAGCAGGAATGTTGCAAGCCGCTCAGTTGGCTCCTGGTCTTGCTGCACAAGACTATGCAGAGACTCAGCGTCTGTTGGGTGCTGGTCAACTGCAAGAACAGTACGGTCAGCAAGAACTCCAAGACGCTATCAACCGATACAACTTTGAGCAACAAGCTCCGTATCGAGCGTTGCAGCAATATCTGTCCTACATTGGTGGCGTTCCCGCTGGTAGTCAACAAGTTGCTCCTGAATACAGTAACCCTGCTGCTACGTTGTTGGGTGGTGCTGCGCTTGTTTCTGCATTCAACCAACCGAGATCGAACCTCGGTATGTCCACAACTGGGAGTGCTTCATAATGGCTGATCCCGTTACTCTTGCGATGATTGGTGCAACTGCTGGTGCGGTCACCAACAAGAAAGATCCGTTGAAGGGTGCGCTGTTGGGGGCAACACTAGGTTATGGTGGTGGCGCGTTGGCCCCTAGTCTGTTGGGGACGGGTGCAACTGCTGCGTCTGGTGCTGCGGGTGCTGCGGGTGTCACAAGTGGTCTTCCTGCTGCTACGGGTGGATTGCTGGGTTCTACCGCACCATTGATGAGTGGTGGCGCATCTCCTGTCGCGTCTGCTTTGTCGGCACAAGGTATTGCAGGCGCTCCGTTGATGTCAACGATGCCTGCTGCTCCGTCGATGATGTCACGATTGGCAACACCTCAGACGTTGATGGCAGCAGGACAACTCGCTGGGTCTATGTCACCTCCACCACAGAGAGCGCAACCATTGCCATTGCGTCCCGGACAACCCAGTCAGGTGATCATGCCGGAGATTTCGATTGTTCAGTCACCTCTCCTTCCTGGTCAGCGACAACTTCAATATCCGGGGATCATGCAGACGCAGCTTAGACCTGGACAGTCAGAAGTTCTCCTCAACTACTTTCCGGTAGAGAGGTTTCAATGAACGCAATCCTAGACAGATTGTTTCCTGCTAGTCCCATGATGGGACTATTAGGGCAGGATCAGCAACAAATCGCATTAGAGCAGGCTCGGCAACAAGGGTTGTTGGGTTTGGCTGCTGGACTGTTGCAAGCCGGTGGGCCTAGCAGGACTCGGACAAATATCGGTCAGGCTATTGGCGCTGGGTTGATGTCTGGTCAGCAAATGTATCAGCAGGCACTTGATCGACAGTTGCAGGGCCAACTCACAATGGAAAAGGTGGGTGAGGCTCGCAGACTGAGAGAGCAACAAGCATTGGCTAGGCAGTTGATGCCTCAATTGGTTCAGCAAGGCCCGGCTACTGTTGAGGGAATGCAATTTCCAGTCACTCGGGATGACGAGGGCAACGTGCTTCCTGGTGTTGCTCCTGGTGCGATGCAGATCAATCAGGCTGCTGCTAACACTCTCCGGTCTATATTGCCTCCTGCTGATTTTGCAAAGGTGATGGATGCAATCAAGACTCAATTTGATATTTCCAAACCTCCAGAGGTCAAGTCTCCTTTCGCTGCTGTTGATCCTAGTAAGTACACGCCGGAATCATTGCGACAGTTTTCCAAAACAAGAAACTATGCAGATTTGCGAGCGGTTGATCCAGCGCAATCGTTTACTGGGGATTTTGCAAACTTTTCAATGCAGTTGTTTGGTACTGCCAACCCGTCTGAGCTTACTCCTGCTCAAAGAGTTCAAGTTTCTGATGCTGTATTGCAAAAAGCAACTGCAACAGCAACTCAAATAAAAATGCCTGGTGAGACGGAAGATCTACTGGTTACAAAAGTATTTCTTCCAAGGGTCAATGCTTTTACTGAAGAGGCTGCATCTGCTCAGAGATTGGCTCAAGCTGCAACAACTATTAACACGATTCTCAAAGGTGCTGGCGGTGGTGGCGCAGTCAAGATTTCGACAGATGTTCAGCGTTTCTTAGGATTGCCAAGCGACCGTGTTACGGCTGATGATCTTGCTCAAGCTCTTGCAACACAAACCGCTGTCGGTATTCGGGCATCTGGTTCTGGTTCAACGTCTGATATAGAGTTCAAAGCATATCTTGCTGCTGTCCCGTCTCTGTCAAGGAGCGAAGAAGGTCGTGCGTTTATGGCTGATTATGCAAGACGCAGGGCTAAACGGTCGGCACAGCAAGCTGATTATGCTGCGAAACTTCTTAAAGACAAGAATTATTCAGAGCTTGCAATGCAAGAATATGATGAAAAACTTGGGCCTCTTATTGGTGAAGATGAGAAAAACAAGTTTCTTCCGCAACTTTCTACAACCTCGGCTAGAGGTGTAGCAAGGCGTAGTGGCTTGGTTGTAGACTGAGGATCATTATGACTCCGATGGAAAAACTGAGGGATCTTGAAGCGGAGTTGTTGTCTGCTCAGGATCGAAACAAGCTGACACCAGAGGGCGTTAAGGTTTTGCAATCATTGCAAAGCGGTAAGTCTGGTGGGTCTGTTGGTGCGTTTTTGCAAGGTTTGTCGCTCAACCTATCTGATGAAGCTATCGGTGCAATCAGGTCTTTTGTGTCTCCTGTTCCTGGTGAAGTTGGTGCGATTGTCGGTACGGAACCGAGAGAAACAGGGATTGCATTAGAGCGAATGGCTCTTGAGCGATACAAGGAAGAATCTCCGGGTAAAGCAATCGCTGCTGAAATCGGTGGCGCTGTTGTCCCTGGATTGTTTATGCCTGGAATGAGTTTCGGTCGAGCAATTCTTGCTGGTGCTGGGACAGGTGTAATCAGCGGTGCTGGTCAAGCGGAAGGTGGTATTGAAGAGCGAGCGCCCGGTGCGGCTGTTGGCGGTATTTTGGGAGGTATTGGTGGCGGTGTTGGTCAAGTTGTTGGTAGGGTTGGTGGCAAGGCTGTTTCATCGCTCGCTGAATCGATGTTTAAGCCACCGTCTAGGGCTGGCGTAGAGTCCGCTAGGCAAGGCGTAAGAGAAGCGATTGAGTCTGATGTCGGATCGCTTGAAGAGGCTCTCAAAATCGTTTTAGATAAGTCTGGAAAGCCTTATACGCTTGCTGACATTGGCCCTAACACTAGAGCATGGCTTGATGCTGCTGCACAGATCCCTGGGCCTGGGAAACAGGTTGCGGACAAGTTCTTGCGTGAACGTGATCGAGGGATGCTATCGCGTTTGACATCAGACCTGCAAGATGCGTTTGGAAGCAGGGCATCGTTTTTCGATGAATTCAATGCGTTAAAAGATGCGCGATCTGAACTTGGAAGCAAACTGTATCAACGTGCGTTCAGGAATGAAATCCCTGTCAACACAGAATTGACTGCGATTCTCAAGACTCCTGCTGCACAGAGTGCTTATGAACGAGCAGCACGAATTGCTGCAAACAAGGGAATTCCACTTCCAAATGTTCGTATCACTCCTGATGGAAAACTAGTAACTGAAGCAGGGAATGAAGTAAAAGGAATCAATACTGAGTTTTTTCACTTCATCAAGATGGGCATGGATGATGTCATCTATACCGGCAAAACTCCAACGTCTGGCATTGGTAAAACAGAGTTGTCTGGTCAAAAAGAAATCAGGCAACGACTGTTAAACGCTATTGACAGAAGTAATCCAGCATACAAGCGAGCAAGAAACTATTGGGCAGACGAAACTGCTGTCATGGATGCGATGGGTATGGGCAGAGAGGTTATGTCATCTGCTCCGCAAACCATTGCAAAGCAAATTGATGAGCTAACTGCTGATGTTCGGAAAATGTCTATGTCTGAAAAGGAAGCATTCAGACTAGGGGCTATGCAGGGTTTGATTGATCGTATTGGTGGGGCGCAAACAGGCGAGACCATACTTGGCGGAACAATGGCCGATGCCAAGAAACTGCTTGACCCTAGAGTCATGAAGGCGGTTCGATTGACCTTCCCTGACAACGAGCAAGGTCAAGAGGCGTTTGATAAGTTTGCATCGAACTTGACTGATGAACTTTCGATGAAGATCACCAGTCAGACGGTAACTGCTGGATCTCAGACGGCAGGACGAGGTGCTGCGATGCGTAGGATTGCCGATGAAGCAGCAAGGGAGTTGCCTACGTCTGCGACTGTCACCGGGATCATTGCAAACGCACTTCGTAGAGACATGGGTGCAATGCGTGATGAACAGGTTCAAGCAACGTCGAATGAGATTGCAAGGCTTTTGACTCAACAAGATCCTGCGGCATTGGCTGCGATTTTGCGTGATCTTGAGCAGCGAAACATCATGGATGTCTTGCGAAAAAGAGTTCCGCAGGTGCTTGGAGCTATTGGTAGAGCGCCGTTGAGTCCGTTTGCTGCTGGTCAAATTGGCGGCTCTGTATCAGAATCCGGCACAATGCAGAATGTGCTTCCTCCTGGTCTTTTGATGGGGCCGTGAAATGGCAAAGACTAAGATTTCCGAGTTCGACACCAATCCAGACCTTAATACTGACATCAACAGCATCAACATTGCTGAGGGGTGTTCTCCTGCTGGAATCAACAATGCAATCCGTCAGTTGATGGCAGACCTGAAGGACTGGCAGTCTGGTGCTGACGACAAATATATCGCTCCTGCTGGTACTGCTGCTGCGCCTTCTTGGACGTTCAACGGCGACACCGATACAGGATTCTATAGCGCAGGAGCGAATCAGGTAGGTGTTGCTGCGGGTGGGTCTAGTGTTGGTGTGTTTTCCAGCACAGGATTTAGCGGTAACGTCACAGGCAATGCTGCTACGGTGACGAATGGCGTCTACACCACAGGCGATCAAACTATTGCTGGAGTCAAGACGTTCAGTAGCAGTCCTATTGTTCCGACTGCTGCTGTTGATGACAACAGTACCGCTGCTGCATCGACTGCATTTGTTGTGGCTCAGATTGCTGATGATGCTCCCACAAAGACTGGTGCTGGTGCAAGTGGTACTTGGGGCATTGATATCTCTGGCAATGCGGCGACTGCAACTACTGCAACTACGTCTGCTGCTGTGTCTGATGGCGCTATTTCTGCTGAGAAATTAGATGGTGGTCAATCTGGTGCGGCTCCTGTGTTTGGGGCGAGAGCGTGGGGTGTGATTGATGGTTCTGGGACGTTGCTTGCTAGTGGGAATGTCACTTCTGCTAGCGGTACGAACCCTGCTACGATCACCATGACTGATGCTGCGCCGAGTACCAATTATGCGATTGTGCTTGCTGGGTATGGTTCTAGTGGATCAACTCGATATGCTTGCGTAGGTGCAATCAACAGCACTACTCAATTCACGATTTTCAGTGCCTCCAATCTTCAGGGTGGAGTGTTTTTCGCTGTTTATTGGTGATTGTCATGGAAATTTCAGAAGTTGAGGCAAAACTGATGACTCATGAGGAAGTTTGTGCTGTCCGATATGAGGGCATCAATGCTCGCCTGAAGCGCCTCGAGCAGATCCTGATCGGCAGCGCCGGGTTCATCATTGTGCTGTTGCTTGGCCTGGTGCTGAAGGTCTAACGTCATGCTTGATCCAGTCTCACTGCTGGCCACCGCGACTGCCGTCTTCAACGGACTGAAGGCAGCGGTCGAGGTCGGCAAGGAGGCCGAGGAGGTCTTCAGTCAGCTGGGCAAGTGGGCGGGTGCCGTCGCTGATCTGCAAGAGTGGATGTCGAGCGAAGCGGAGGCCGCAGCCCGACCCCCACCGATCTTCAAGAAGCTGGTGTTTAAGAAGAGCGCGACTGCTGAAGCATTCGACTCCTACGCGGCCCAGGTCAAGATCCGCCAGATGGAAGAAGAAATCCGACATATGTTCCATGTCGGCGAACTCTGGTGGCTGGGCCTTGAGGGCTACAACGAGTTTCTGATGATGCGCAGGCGGATCAAAGAACAGCGAGAGAAAATGGTGTACGAGCAGATCCGGCGTCGCAAGAAGCTGATCCGAATCACGGCAGACGGTGCGCTGATCGCTATGGTGTTGTTCTTGGGTGGACTGATCTTGTTCCACATGATTGCCTTCATCATCGAGCAGAGTCAATGACAAACGAGGACATTGAAACAAGAGTCTGGGCAGTCATTGTCCTGTCGCTGACTGGTATTCTTGTTGTCTCGGTGCTTTCTATAATACTTGGTGTGATGTTCGTCGAACATGACATGGATCGTATATCACCAATCGACGAAGCATTCTTGGCGATTTTGAAAGATGTGATGCTCTTGTGTATCGGAGCGATTGGCGGTGTCGTCGGTCGCAAATCACTATCGACTGCATTGGAGAAACACAATGCTCCCAGCCCTGACAGCCCTACTCCCATTCGCGTCAAAGATTCTGGACAAAGTAGTACCTGATCCAGAAGCTAAGGCTAAAGCTCAGGCTGAACTTGCCCAACTCCAGCAGTCGGGTGAGTTGGCAAAGATGGCGAACGAAACTGAGCTATTCAAGACAGAACAGAACAATCTTACTGCTCGGCATGAGGCCGATATGCGGTCTGATAGTTGGTTGTCGAAGAACATCCGACCCATGACGCTTATATTCATCCTTGCAGGTTATTTCACGTTTGCGATGATGTCTGCGTTCGGCAAGGACACTAACGAGTCCTACGTCCAATTGTTGGGGCAATGGGGGATGTTGATCATGTCCTTCTATTTTGGTGGTAGGACGCTGGAAAAGATCATTGATATGCGGGGCAAGAAATGAAAGAGAACTTCCAGAAAAGCCTAGAGTTTGTTTTGCATCACGAGGGTGGCTTCGTTGATCACCCGCGAGATCCAGGTGGCGCTACAAACCTTGGATGCACAAAAGCTGTTTGGGAAAAATGGATTGGTCATCCTTGCTCTGTCGACGATATCAAGGCACTTACACCGGAGGATGTTGGCCCTCTTTACAAACAAAAGTATTGGGATGCTGTCAAAGGCGACGATCTACCCAATGGGGTGGACTATTGCGTGTTCGATACCGCAATCAATAGTGGGCCTGGGAGGGCTGCAAAGTTCCTACAGGAAGCTATTGGGGTAACTGCTGATGGTGCTATCGGGCCAGTCACGATGAAGGCTATACAGGACGGAGATGCGCGGCAGATCATCGAGTCTTACTCTGCTGCACGATTGGCGTTCTTGAAAGAACTCCCAACCTGGGACGCATTCGGTCGAGGCTGGGAGCGTAGGGTCACGGATGTTCGTCGGCAGGCTCTGCTGATGCTATCAGTCGATTGATATACCAGTTCGCTTTTTTCAGATCCTCGACACCATTCTTCTGTTTCCACCTCCACAGATATTTAATCGCGTTTGCTGTGCAGACAGCATCCAGTCCTGACAGGTTGGCTGTTGCTGCGGCTAGCGCGTCAATGCACTCCACACCACCCTGCTTGTAGTGGTCTGGGTTGACCGGATCAGAAGGGCGGATCGTCGTCATAGTCTGCCTTCTGCGGTTTAGCGTCTTGTTCCTTTGGTTCAGCCAGCATTGCCCAACCATCCCAACCAACCGGGACAGCGTTTAGCTTGAGGCTGAACCCCTTTTGTGTTTGGATGACAGAACCGATCTTCATCCAGGACTTCTTCTCCTCACCTTGTTTGTTGGTGTAGGTTCCTGTGGCTGCTACGACATCATACTTAACGGGCATTGAGAGCCTCCATTGCTTTGTTGACTTCATCAAGAAACTTCTTTACGCCTGCTTCCAACTTCTCGATTTCCTCCTGTTTCGGTTCAAACCGGGCGACAAACAACTGTAGGTGGTCTGGCACTCTAGGATCAAAACTCACAAAGTCACACCATTTCCTGCCTGTGCAAGCAAGTTGTGCAAGCATCTGCTTCTGGTACTTGGTTGGGACTTTGCCTGCAATCAGGTAGTCAATGTGCGTTGTGCTGTTTGGGCATTTGATCTCGACTAGTCCATCGTTGACGAATCCATCCGGTGATGCACCAAACCACTCTATGGTTGGATGCTTAACGAACGGTGCTTCTTCAACAAACGAGTCACCAGACAGAGTTGCTTGGTATGTCGCTCTGGCAAGCGGTTCTGTCTCTGTGCCCCATTGCATCGCTGCGTTTGTGTATGACTCCTGCTGCTGGCCTGTCAGACGCTCTGTGACAAGCTGGACAAGGTAGTTCCGTCTTGCTGCTGTATCTGGGCCTGCCAAAGCATCCGAGACTCTGGATGCGGTGACTGAGCCGAGCCGCGCAGCTATCCATTCAGGAGTTCGCTGTTCCATTTTTTCATCTCATTTTTTATGCTAAGTAACTGGTAAACAGCAAAAGTGTATTCGTCTGTGTCTTCAACACATCCAGGATAAAAAAGATCATATTTTTTTGCGCTTTTTATGATCATTTTCATTTCTTTAGACGACAGTCCCTCTTGTAATAGGATATTTATGTATTCAATCACATATCCTAAATACGGAATCCCAGTTACTCTACCGAAAATAATTTTGATGCATTTTCGTATTTCATCTTCGTTTTCTTCAAGAATTCTTTCAATTTTTTCTGTTTTTATTGCAATGTATCTTTTTAAGTATGGTGGATAATCTATGTCTGCATCCATCACTTGATCTCCATCAATTCAGCCTTGCGCTTGTTCTTGGCATCTTCTATGACTGTCAATGCTTGCTGATCACCCTGGCATTGCTTGTAGGCTTTGGCGTAGAGCATCTTGAGGTCATCCATTGATGCTGCATTCAGGATGATCTGAGCTATAGCGTTGGCATCCAGGTCTTGTTTCTTGCTTGCAGCGTTACCGTCATCATCTTCTGGAGCGATTCCGGTGGTTGCCATCAGACTGTAACGGCGAGCATAGGTCAATGCCGATCCGTAGCCTTGGGCATCCTGCTTGCTTGCAGGAACGTGCAAACGACCACCTGACAGTTGCTCTCCTGACTCATGTATCAACAATGTTTCTACGATCACACCAGACTCGCACTCATGCGTCTGTTGAATAAGAGCGATCCCGTTGTTATTGAGTCCGTCAATGACAGCCTCAACGACCGCTGAAAGGTCTGCGTACTTGCTCTTGAAGTGCGGATTCCTGGAAGTCTTGAGTGCTGGCCCAAACTCGCGCTGTGCTTTGACGAGCGCGGATGCGATCTGCTTCATTGTCTGTTCTCTCCGAAATGGGTTGCCAACCAAACTTGCGCCATGTGATTGTGATATCGGTGGCGGCACTAGACCGCCACACAAAGCTGGGATCGTTGATCATGCTGATAGGATCGCGTACATCAGAGCAGCAAACAGCGTCCAGGACGCTCCCCACAGACTTGCCTTTAGCAGAAGTTCTTTTTTGTGTTCTTGCTCATAGTGGCGTTGAACTTCGTATTCCCAACGGTTCTGATCATTGTCTCGCATGATTCACCTCAAATTGTGAGCGGCATGAGATCTCTGTCATCGCTTTGCGACGCTGTCTCGCTGAAGCAAGTGATTTCGATCTGTTGATCACCGATGCTGATTGTGATGGTTCTTGTCAGATAGACCCCTGTTGAATTTTGGTTCTCTTTGACCGGACTGATGTCAATTCCGGTAACGTGGTGGAAGCTAGTTCCTGAGAGGTAAGCCATGTTGTCTGCTCCTGTTGTTGGGGCCGAAGCCCCTGCTGATAGTTATGCTGCTTTAAGAAGGTTGGTAAACATACCGATACCGTGATTCTTGCCACCACATTGACATTCGCAAGCACCGTTATGTTTACCATTGACGCACTTGCTGTTGCACTCATGCTTGCTAGGAAACTTTTTGTATTCGATTTTGCGCTGAACAGGAAGAACTCGACCATCAGAGGTCTTGCCAACAATTCGCTTGAAGCTGTCATATTGATTGGAACTGCTTTTTTCTCCGCCCAGAGACATAAATTCAGCATTAGGAACAGCCCAAATTGATGTCAATTCGTCGGCTCCGTTGAAGTATTTGATTGTCATGTTTGCTGCTTTAAGTGCGTTGTCGATGGAAGAATCATCGCACACTTGTTGACGCTGCGTCAAACACTTTTGTCGAATATTTTTTAATCGCACCAGCAGAGTCAATAGGAACAATCAATGATTGGTTGTCGTTGTGTTATGATATTTTACACGTTAATTGACACGAGGAAAACATGGATCGACATCAAGCATTGGCTGTTGCAGCAGCATGGGCTGGGGGCCGGAAGAAGCTAGCAGACAAGCTGGGGATCAGCCGACAAGCAATCGCAACCTGGAAAGAGCGTGGTGTCCCTCTAGTGCGTGGCTTCCAGATTGAGCGCATGACTGACGGTCTTGTCAAAGTCGAACAACTGTGCCCAGAAAAATGGCAACAAGTCTGACAGCGCGGTCGAAGTGGATGCTGGAGGGTGACGGGTACACCGTTGCTATCGTCGAGAACTACAATGCTTTCACAAAACGCAAGCATGACCTGTTTGGCTGCATCGACATCCTAGCCATCGGTGCAGGTGACACCATCGCTGTGCAAACGACAAGCAAGTCAAACATGGCTGCAAGGCGACACAAGATCCAAGAGTCCGATGCCTATCCAGAAATGATCAGATCAGGATGGAGAGTCCAGATTCATGGGTGGTTCAAGGAAGGCAACAGGTGGCAATGCAAGGTGGAGGAGCTATGCTGATCCCGCTGACAAACGAGGATGCGCGTAGGAAGGCTTTAGAGGCTGTTAGAGACGCTAAACCGGGTTGGGTTGTATCAATCAGCAAACCTAACCGCTCAACCGCTCAAAACTCGCTCTATTGGGCTGTGCTTCAGGAGGTTAGTGAGCAAGTCCGTCCTAACGGTCAGGGCCATGCTTCAGAGACTTGGCATGTTTACTTCAAGACTCTGTTTTTGCCTGCAAGGATGCGTGAACTCCCAGGTGGTCAGGTAGTCGAACTTGAGCCTACGACAACTGGGATGACGACAGCGGCATTCTCAGAGTATGTCGAACAGGTGATTGCATGGGCGACGGAACATGGGATGACATGGACGGAAGACTTACGTGCCATGCGTGTGGAGAGAGACACGATAATGCGGTTGCCAAGTCTTTACCAGACGGAAGCATAGTCGGCTTGCAGTCAAGAGAATATGCGTTGTTCTGCGAGGCTAAATACGTTCTGGCGATGAAAACAAAAGAGAAAAGGCGAGCGTATTTAGATTTGGTCGAACAGAAACGTGGTGTTGATGGAAAGAATCAATTGGCAAAAGAAATCATGAGGTGGTGGAATGTGGAGAAACAAAGCATTTCTGAGAGCGGTAGCGAGCCTACCGTGTCAACTTTGCGGGAGGGAGGGAGAAACACAAGCAGCACACGCTAACTGGAGTGAATATGGCAAGGGAATGGCGATGAAAGCACACGACTGTTACTCAGCAGCACTCTGTGTTGGATGTCATTCAGAAATCGATCAGGGTAAAAAACTGACTTACGAGGAAAGAAAAGAATTATGGGAAGCAGCATGGAGAAAGACTATTTTGGTCTTGTGCGAAGAAGGGAAGCTGAAACCAATGTGAGTCCTTGGGCACATAGTTACAAAGGAAGCACATACACCGAAAAAAAATTCAAGACTTGCAAGCAATGCGAAGAATCAAAGGACGAAGACCAGTTCTACCGTCATCCGAAAGATGGACTCTACAGTCTGTGTCGAGTGTGTGATGCAGAGAGACAACGAATCTACAGGGCCAAACGTGGTAAAAATTCAATGGGCAACACCGGAGATCGACAAGCAGATTCTCCTGATAGCAAGAGTGTCAAACCCAAAAAACCAGCACTCTGGAAACACCAATCTCTTAGCGTATCTAATGCGAAACGGTCACGTTAGTCCGTTTGAGATGGCGAATGTCTGCATGGAGATTGAAACAACCCGTGACATTGGCAGACAGATCCTCCGTCACCGTTCCTTCAGCTTTCAGGAGTTCAGCCAGCGATATGCAGTTGTTGATTCTGAGTCTGAATTACGGGAATGCCGGATGAATGATCCGAAGAACCGACAGAACAGTATTGTCTGTTCCGATCAGGACACCATTGCTGAATGGGAGCGACTCCAGCGAAACATCCAGAAGTATTGCGGCGCAGCATACAGGGCTGCACTAGAGGCTGGCATTGCTAAGGAGCAGGCCAGAGCATTGCTTCCAGAGGGTCTTACCATGTCCCGTCTGTACATGAACGGGACTATCAGAAGCTGGATTCACTACCTGAAACAACGTCTTGATCCTACGACACAGAAGGAACATAGGGAGGTGGCGCAGGCTGTTTTGGGGGAACTCAGGACTGTTGCAC